AGACCACCGCATTTATTAACTATCTCTACACTTTGAACTGATGCAACACCCTCTACCATAGCAATTGTTAATTCTATATCAGAAAGATTAATTGGTTGGTTGAATTGCCAGTTATTTACATCAAAGAATGATTTTAACTCATTTATACAAGTTAAAACAATTTCTCTCTGATTAAAATTCTTATATGTGGTTATTTCAAAGTTAACACCGATATTGATAATAAATCCATCTATTATATTAATACCATCAGTTAACATTCTATATTCATTTATATATGTCTTTAAATTCTCCTTAACTGCTCTATTAAGATTGGTTAAATTTCCGTTTGAATCATAACCTAATGTATATAAGTTGATTGCGAATGGATTAGTTAATTCAGCGTTCTGTGTTGTTTTTTGAACAAAACTTCTTACGATATCTTTAATTTCAGTAGTTGATGGTAAATTTCCACCTTGTGAAATTGCGTATGTTGAAATAGTTTTAACTATATTAGTAAACTCATCTAAATTATCAGTTGAGTTTAATATACTTTCAGGTGAATTTGAATTTAATGAATTATCTCCAATGGCAAATACCTTAGCAATAGAACCAAATTTAGAAGGCATTGATAAAGCTCTAACTTGATAATCCTTTGAGGTTACTGCTCTATTCTGAGATGCAAAGTTCGCTAATGCACTCTCTCTAATTTCTTCAATAGTATCAACTCCTCTACCACCTTTGGCAGGTATTTCATTTTCTACCGCTACAGAATTTTTAACAAATGTTAATATTGTTTCATCTAAATCAGATGTAGTAACTGAACTATCATCAAATACAATTGTAGTTATAGAAGTTAAATCTCCTTGAGAAACGTTTGAACTCATTCCTCCTCCTATCAAATAATTAACAGTTATAGTTGTATTAGCGGGAGATTGACCATATGTTTTTGTTTTAAGAAAATTAGTTGGGTCATATGATTCACCAATCCTATCTATAGAACTATTTAATCCAAGACCTACATTTTTTATATTAGGTATAATCAATTCATCGGATAAAGAACTATCTCCTCCACCAAAATGAATTGATGTAGTAAAATCATCATTTACCCTAGTTGTAAATCTTCTACTTGTTTTTAATAACTTAAGTAAATATGGAACAGTATCTCTAAATTGATATAAATCTGGGTCGTTTTGCTCCACATTAGGATAATCAATGTATATCGTTTCCTGTGCTAAATACGGGACTTCATACCATTTATTACCATCTTCATCTGTTACTGATTCAATAGAAATTACATTGGTTTCCTCTAACATAATAGAAGAGAAGGCTTCTGCTGAACTAAATGTCTTTGTAACATTAGTTTCAGTTGCCGATATAGCCTGTATTTGTTTTTTTATTAAAAAATAATCTGGATTATTTGTTAGTTCATTTACACTATATACACTTATCTCTCTGTTAGTTGGGTCATTAAAATCTAAGTTTTCAACGGTTCTAAATGTTATATCCCCATTTGAAGTTGATTTAACCGTCAATCCTGAATTTATTCTAAGTAGATATCTAGTATCCACATTCCCGCCTACATCTGATTTACATAGTTGATAAACTGATAAAGTAGTTACCGCTGGAGCAGTTGATTTTGGTTTATATCCCAATAGATTAGCTAATGCGAATACATTTTTTTCCTCTCCGGCATATTGTATCAAACTTTCTTTTAATGAAGAATCTGTATAATATCCCAATACATCTCCTATATACGATGCCATTTCTATGAACATCATACCAGGAGAGGTTTCATTAAAATCATTATAGGTATTAGGAAAATACGTTTTAGAATATTCGATTAGATTATTTCTAAATGCTTCGAAATCCTTACCTAAGTAAGATATATCTCTACTATTTTTACCTATATTCTTATTTGTTACTTTAAATGCCATTATTGGATTACATTAAATGTTACTGTCTCTAAATTTTGTTGACCTGAAACTCTAAACTTAAGTGTAACAGTAAAGAAATATGTATCTCTACTTGTGTTTGATTGGTCTACCACTATATCTTCAATTGATACATATGGCATCCACTTTTGAACAGCATCTTCTATAGATGATTCAATTTCCGTCTCTAAATCATCTGTATTCGATGAAAAAAGTGCATCATATAGAGTTGTTCCAAAATCTGGTTGCATAATCCTCTCACCTTTTCTTGTTAAGATAAGATTCTTAATATTAGATTTAACCTGCTCCGAAGTTTGGTAAGATTGGGCAAAGAATCCACCATTCCCCCTTTGAATTGGGAGAGTTATTCCGATTGCCACCCTATCCTTTTCAGGTAGGTCTTTTACTAACTTAGGGCCAGTTATGATTGCCATTATCTATTTTTATCTTTACTTGCCGCCAAAACCTTAGCACTTCTTGCGATTGCTTTATCTAATATATCATTTCCGGTACTGATTGGAGAAGATGGATTAGCATATTGTGGTTGCATACCCATTTGTGGATTACCATAACCAATCATTTCTGGAGTTATAGTACCATATTCACCATCTGTTCTAGAAAAATTAGGTCTAATAGCCGTTTCGTTTAAAACCTGATTTAATAGAGGATTACTAGAGTATTGTTTATCTTCTCTATCTCTATTAAGAATTTTGTTAGCTAAATCGAACGGGTCAGCACTTTCTTCTACTAATGATTTAAGAGAAGATTGTTGTTTAACCGGTTGTGATTGCTTAACCTCTGCTAACACCTCTTTTCTTATTTCTTCTTTAATAAGAGAAATTTCTTTTTTTACTTCCTCCTGAACGATTATTTGAATTGCTTTAAATAGTTTGTTCGTGTCCATACATTGTTTGTTGTTTATATAAATATTTAGTTTTATTATTTGGTAAAATTATCCCTGAGATACCTTTTTAGTAGTTGGAGTTGTAACCGCAGCTAGGGTAGAGTTAGATATACCAGGTGTTCCAAATGATACACCCAATATCTTAGCAATCTTCTTACCACCTTGAGCTATCAATGAATTATTCGATTTATTTCCAATAATACCATTATTACTAATTCTTCGTTTTACAAAATAAGAAGCTAATTCACCGGTATCTTTCATACCTCCTAAATACTTAGATTTTATCTCACCTGCCCATCCCTGAAACCATCCTGGTCCATTCCAAGTTGCATATACAAAATTAAACATCAATCTACCATCCGAATTTATAGCAGTTATAACCTCTTCATTTCCTACATATGTCTTAAGAAAACTATCATAGTTTCGTTTTATCATTGCACAGCATAATCTGTATAATTGAGTTTTTAATGGGTCGTTTGGAAGAAAATTATATTTCCAAGCTGTTCTTGCTCCTTTAGCATCTATCAGAGCCCAAAATTTCTTACCTTCCGCAGTTGTATTTATAGTTCCACCTGTTTTTCTATCAATTCCGTACATAGTTTCTCCAGAAGCGCTAAATCTCCCATCTTTTATTCTACCATCTGCCAACATATCAGGGTGGTAATATCCACCTTCTAATTCAGCAATAACCTTAGAACAAACTACATTAAAATCGTTACTCTCTTTTGTTATTGAACCACTTGAACTAAATGAACCACTTGCACCATTTAATATACCTTCAAGTGAACCTGAATCGGTTGCACCATTTTCCCATGCAAATACCAAATCTTCAACTGTCTCAAATCCACCTAAACTTTGTAATAGATTTTTTAATTCTATCTCATTATTTTCAATTATCTTAGATGCATCAATAGTATATCCAACCCAAGGGACAATTCCAGGACCGGTAGTTGCAGTTGGCGCTACCCCATATAAAGCCATTACATTATACACACCGGTGAGTGTTTTAAAATGCATTTCAGCTGCATTTATGAAATTTTCTATAAATGGCGTAGTACTGCTTTCAGGTCGTATTAATTCAGCGGGTAACGGTATCTTTTGTCCAGGATTAGAACATAATACACTTATTGTCTGAGTATTTACCGTAGCAGCTGGTGCTATAGGAAACAAACATGGTCTAATTATCTGCAAAGTAGTGCCCGCCCAATATGCTTGGAATCCATTGGTAAATAATTCAAATAGAGGTAATTGTTCTGCACTTACAAGTTGTAAATCGAATACACTTTTAATTACATTTTCCAATGCAGTTACATTTCCTGCCAATACGGGATTTCCAACGGTTAAATCTCCCGCCGGTGGAGTTTTAACTGCCATATCGTATGCAGTAGCCAATATCTTAGCTAAATCATCTGAATCGGCAGGTAACAACTCCATAGTTGTTCTAACTTGTTGTCTAAATGTTTCCCATCCTGGCATATTAGTAAGTGTTAAGAAGTAGGTGGCTTACCGGTTGAAATTCTAACTGCAACGGAAAGGAGTCTATTCTCTAAATCTTTTTTTAAGGTAGTAAACTCATCTCTCGTTCCTTTCTTCATACCACTAACAGGTCCCGCAGGAGTAAGTAATCCAGAATCAGCTAAATTTATAATAGAAGTAATTAATTCATCCAGAACTTGAACTAAACTTTCTCCATTTACCGCCTGTTGTGTATTAGTATTACCTATATCAATAGTACCATTATCACCGTTATATATAGTAAATTTCTTATCAGGAGATTGTATATCAACATTTCCTTTTGAATTTATAGTAACCCCTAAATTTGTATCAACGGAAAATATACCATCTGTTATTATTCCGTAATGGTTTTTTGACCAAAATATCATTTCACCTTTTCTTGAAGAAAATACTAATCTATCAGATGTGATTAATATTTGATTTCCATCTAAAGAAGAAGGATATGCTTCAAATGCATCGGAATTTTGTGCTAATATTGGATTAGGATTACCTTTAGCAGGATTCATCTTAAAGTTAGTTCCTACTAATGGTTTAGGTGAGCCTGGTATAAAATCCGATTTATATTTACCACTTGTTATGGCAATAGTAGAACCATCTTTATTTACATCTTCTTCTACATCATTACCTCCAAATAATCCTCCTAATAATCCTCCTTCTGCTTGTTTATTTCGTATTATAATTGTTGGAGAAAAGCTATTACCACCATTATTATACCCACTCATTCGGATTGATTGTCCAAAACGAGATTGTATCATAGTATCACCTTCGTAAAGTTTTAATCTTTTAATTTTTGTATTAGGCTTAAAATAACCTCCTGAATTTAATGCACTTGATATCCCAGTATTAGAAGATAAGGCCATTGTCTTAAAATCCTTTATAGTTTTACTAGGATTTAATACATTACCTAAAGCATTAGCCCCTGCTTGTTTAGTATTTGAATTGTTTATAGTAGTATTAAAATTATATCTTCTATAATATGGTACAACCGAATCACCGAAACATTCTACTATTTCATTTTGCAATGGAACATTTAAAAACATCTCATCCAGAGGATATGCTAAAAGAGGTTGTTGTGTACTTGTAGAAATTGGTTTAACCAAACATACTCCTGGTGCAACGGGGTTACCATATTGGTCTGTATCAGAATCTAAGTAAACTCTTTCTACTTTAGCTAAATAGGTTGTACTTTTTTTTGGGTTTATCCTATCATTAGTTGTGTTAGGGTGAAACCCAGATACGGTTCTTAAAAAATCACTCATTATTTTTTAGTTTGCTCAAGTTTCCTTTGGATTTCTTCCAATTCGTATTCAATATCATCTACTTTATCCATAGTTTTAGATTGAACATCTTTTGAAATCTTTTCCAATTCACCCAATAACTCTTCCTTTTCTCTATCGGTTAATAATCCTCCATCATTAGTTCCTTTATATTCCATTGCAACGAATCTCTGTCCAATTGTTGCTAATCTAATTAGGATATCATCATTCTCTACTGAGAACTTAACCAAATCTTTAATAACCGGTCCAATTGCAGCAATATCACCCGCATGTCTGATTTGTTTTTTGAATTC